GCGAAACGGCCCAACGCCGACCAGACGGTTCCCGGCTTTCGCACTCGGGAAGCTGTGTTCAACACCTGAAGCCACAAACGCTGGTGTGGAAACCAGCAACAGGAAACGGTAAGGAGATCATTATGCCGCGACCGACTGCTTATTCCGAGTACATCAAGGACCGGATCTGTGCCGGGCTCGTGGAAGGGAAACCGCTTATCGCCATCGTTGAAGACGATGAAACGATGCCGACGTATAACATGGTATTCAAATGGCTTAGAGAGATTCCCGAGTTCGCCAAGGACTACGCGCACGCGCGTGAGTGCCAGGCTGATCGGTTGAGCGATGAGATTTTGCAGGTTTCTCGACAGAAGCCCGGTGTCGTTGTGGTGGAAAGCGAGTTTGGATCACGCACCAGCGTGGACAGCGGCGAGGTCGCTCACCGTCGCCTGCTGGTCGATAGTCTTAAATGGACGGCGGCGAAGATGAAACCGAAGAAATACGGTGACGCAGCCGCTTTGAAGGTCGAGGGAACGGGCGACGATGGACGGCTGGTGGTGGAAATCATTCGCCGTCAGAACGCGCCTGGCACGCTGCCGATGCCGAAGATGGACGACGACGGGGACGGATGACCACAGCCCAGCTAATTCTTCCGGAGCTACACCCGGCCCAGGCCAAGATGGCGGCCGAGGCCGGTAAAAGGAATTGTTTATGCGCGGGGCGCAGATTCGGGAAAAGTCTATTCGTGCTAGATCGTTTGGTTGACACCCCGGGCCTTGGCCTTGCAGACGGTCGTGATTGCGCCTGGATGGCCGCAACGAATCGGATTACTGACGCGGTGTGGGGACTAGCGAAGGAGGTGCTGTCCCCGATCATCGCCAGGAAGGACGAGCAGCACCGCGTATTGTATTTAAGTACGGGATCACAACTGGACGTGTGGTCGCTGGAATCCACAGGCGTGGCCCTGGGCCGTCGCTATGGCGTGGTGGCGGTCGATGAGGCGGCCATCGTGCCAGGGCTGACGAAGCGATGGTTGCAGGAGATCCGGCCGACGCTGACCGACTATCGTGGAGCGGCTTGGTTTCTCAGCACGCCACGCGGCAGGACCGGTGACTTCTACGATCTTTTCGAGCGGCAGAAGACGGATGCGCGCTGGAAGTCGTGGCAGATGCCGTCGAGCATGAACCCCTACCTCGATCGTCGGGAGATAGACGATGCTCGCTTAGAATACGAGGCCGCCGGCCGTCCCGACCTGTTCCAGCAAGAGTATCTGGCTGAGTTCGTGGCCAGTGCCGGTGCCGTGTTCAAGCCGGAGCTGATCAAGGAACACACCGGGCCTCTGCCGCGCCTGGAATACTTGTTCGCAGGCATCGACCCGGCGCTGACAGCATCCGAGCTGGAGGAAGGCGACCAGACGGCCATTGCCGTGGGTGGCGTGGATGTCGATGGCGAGTGGTGGCTGGTGGACCTGATCCATGGGCGCTGGGCGGCCGATGGGGTGACGGATCAAATCTGGAGCATGTGGGAGCGCTACAAGCCGTGGAAAACCTGGATCGAGGGCGGCCCGGCTGGGCTGGGCATTCTGCCGTGGGTGCAGCGCAAGATCCAAGACGAGCGGGCTAACTTCCACATCGAGAAGATGAGCCACATGCGCGAGAAGTTGGCCAAGAACGCATCAGGCGCGGCCCTGGTGAACAGCGGGAAGCTGCATGTGCCGGCCGATGCGCCTTGGGTGCGGCCCTTCAAGGATCAACTGGCGGTCTTCACGGGCGCAAAGGACGGCGAGGACGACCTGGCCGACGCCTTCGGCATCCTGGTACGCGGCGCGCGGCAGATCATGGGCACGCCCGAGGACAAGGGGCCGCCTTCGGTCGATCCCAAGGCCACGCGTGGCGACATCGCCAAGCGCATCCAAGTCATCCGCGAGACGCGCCCCAGCCCCGTGGCACCCGACACCGGGCCAAGGACCATGTGGCGGCGATGATCTGCCGCCTGGTGTGGCAAGCAGACCGGGGATCGCTATCCCAGCCGCATGCCGGGCGCTATCGACAGGCAGATTGAGGACCACCGCCGCGACACGGACCCGCATCCGCGCTGGCGGCTGAGCCTCGACGCACGCATTGCCGCGCTTCGGGCTGAGTTAGACGCGCTGGTGGTGGAAGCAGGATCACCTCCCGCTGCGTCCGACACCGTTCCCGAGGACGCGACCACCAACCCAGGAAGCGCCGGCACTGCGGCCACCTACGCGCGAGGCGATCACCAGCACAGCTACGTCCTGCCGTCCAGCCTGAGCGGCATTGCGGCCATGGTGGGCGTGGGCGTGGCGCAGGTGGACGAGGACGGCGCGTGGACTGGCGTGCAGCGGACGGCTGGACGGGTTGCGGTGTGGGACGCAGACGGCATTGGCGGCGGCGATGACAGCCTGTCCTACGACGGGGCGAAGCTGACCGCGCCGAGCGTGCTGGCGAGCGACCAAGCGGGGACCGGCGAGCGCATGGTCGTGGCTGGCGTAGACGGCACCCAGCGTGATGTGGACGAGGTGACCTGGGACGCCAATGGCCTGAAGGTCACAATCGATACCAACACCTGGATTGGCTACCGGGTGAAGAACAACGGCGCGGGGACGGCAGCCGCCGCGTCCTTGAGCTTCGAGAACGACAGCGGCGTTCAGTCCTACGTCGAAGCCTATGGTAGCGGGAACACGCCGACCATGGCCAGCATGTCGCGGGCCAATGCCGTGGCCTTCATGGGCGCAGGGGCTCCGCTGACGCGGGCGTTCTATGGCATCGACAGCACGGTGAGCGGGTCCGCGCCGGTCTATTTCATCTGGAAGACCAACAAGGAAGCCGAGTTCACGGATGCCGGATGGACCTTCCGCCAGCGGGTGAAGGTAACGGAGGACATCGGCACCGGGCAGCGCATCCTATCGGCGTCTGCTGCCGATGGGAAACACACGCCGGTGGACGAGTTAGTCTGGAACGCGACGACCGGGCTGTCGCTGATCAAGTCGATATCAACAAGCTACTTTGGATTCTCGACACAGAACACCAGCAACGGCGCTGCGGCTACGGCGACGTGGAGTGTGGTCAATAACGCTTCGGTGGCGGCGCTGGCCGAGGCGTATTCGAGCGGCAATAGCGGCTCTGAAGGCGGCATAGCGCGGGCCAATAGCGTGGGGTTCCTGGGCCAAGGCGCATCCCTGGCGGCGGTGTTCATCGGTGTTCACAGCGCGACCAACGACGTGCCGGTCTACTTCATCCACAAGACGAACAGGGAGGCAAAATACACCAGCGCCGGGTGGACGTTCAGGCAGCGGATTGCGGTGACCGCTGACGCTGGAACAGGGGCGCGCATGCTGACTGCTGCCGCTGCTGACGGCAAGCATACGCCGGTCGATGATGTTATATGGACCGGGTCGATGTTGCAGGTAGGAGGCAGCGCCCCGTCGAGCGTGCTGTCGGGCGAGTCGAAGATCGGCGGTGGCGTCGCGCGGCACGGGACGGGGGTTTATACGGGGACGCTGAGCGCGTCCGGCCAGATCACCAGCACCGTAGCCTCTGGCACCGCGCCCTTCGTGGTCGCCAGCCCGACGGCCGTCGCCAACCTCAACGCCTCGCTCCTGCTGGGCCAGACCTGGGCTAGCCCAGGCGCGATCGGTGGGACGACGCCGAACGCTATCTCCTGCACGACGCTGACGATGACCAGAACCGCCGACGCTGGCACAACTGAGGCAGTGCGCGGTGACGACACCCGCATGACCAATGCGCGCACGCCGACTGCACATGCGTCATCGCATCAGTCTGGAGGCGGCGATGCGATCAAGCTGGACGATCTAGCTACGCCGGATGACAACACGGACCTGAACGTCAGTGCGACCAGGCACGGCCTGTTCCCGAAGCTGCCGAGCGTCAGCGATGGGAAGACCTACGCGATCAAGGATGGCGCGGTTGCTGAGATCGTTACCAGTGGCGCTACACCGGTCTGCGTAGAGGCCACCAGCAATGCCGGGCAGTCGTTGACGGCAAGCACGACGGATGCGCAGTGGGAAGACGAGGCGGAAGACACCCATGGAGCATGGAGTGGCACGGTGTTCACAGCTCCGGTTGCCGGTGTCTACCTGATCACAGCCTCGCTGGATGATGCGTCGGGCGGATATGTAGAGATAGAGTTATATAAGAACGGCACCATTATAGATAAGACGGCGGTGCTCAACGAGTTCGCCCGCATATCACGGCAACTTCGTTTGGCCGTGAACGATACGATAAGGCTACGCTCCGGGCACGACATCCAGCGCAGCAACAGTGCATCGGCAAACTTCCTGACGATCACGAAGATCAGCGGGTAACCATGCGCTGGCCAACGCGACACGCGCGCTCCGCTGGCACTTGGAAGCCTGGTGTGGAAGCCAGCCCGTCCCCTGCTAACCCGTGAGGCAACCATGGACTGCGCACGCACTGACTGCCCGTTGCTGGAGGCCCGCCGCGCTGGCGAGGTTGGCGGAATCGAGGCGGAAGCCCACGTCCTGCGCGTGCGCCTGGCCGAGCAGATCCACAAGCTGGCACTGACGCGGCAGCGGCTGCGTGCGCTGGGTGTGGACCCCGACACCGCGTATGTGCCGCACGATCAAGGATCACAGAATGCCTGAAAATCAGACATCCGGCGAGGTAAACAGCATCATTCTTGGTCTTGTCAAGGAGAACCGGGAGGACACCAAGGAAATCCTCAAGCAACAGGCGGTGACGAACGCTGTGCTGGCCCAGCATGTGGACCGCCTGAGCGACGGTGACCGGCGCATGGACGGGTTCGAGCGCGAGGTTGCCACCCTCAAGGCCAAGCTTCGGCAGCACGCGCCCGAGTCGCACACGGACTACCTGCCGACCGTAGCGCAGCCAACCCGGCCCAAGGCTGAGGCGACCACGATGATGTCGCGGCGCTTGGATTCTGGCCTGCTGATCAAGATCGGGCTGCTGGCCGGTGCTGCCGCTGCTGGTTGGGCGGGGGCGAGGGCGGTTCCATGAGGATGATCGTCCTATTTCTAGCCGTCTTGGCCGTTGGTTGCGCCCGCACTGAGAGCCGCGACACGTCCAGCGAACAGAAGCGGAACCTGCGCCGGGAAACGGTCGAAACGCGGCAGGAAATCGCGCCAAGCGGCCAGGTTGTGCAGCTCACGACCAAGACCGTAACCACGGAGCGCGAGCAGACTGCTGCCCAGGAGCAGGAGTCGGGCCGGACAGAGATCGAAGCACCGAAGGTGCTGGACACCTTGAAGCCACTGGCGACTGCTGCGGCGACGGCAGTCATGGGTCCGGCTGGCGGAGCGGCGGTAAACTACCTGTGGGAAACGGTGGCCGGAGTTGGTCTGGCCGGGGCCACGGGCGGAGCTGGCATGGTGATCCGCGAGCGCCGTCGCCGCGAGGAAGACCGCGAGCTGCGCAAGAAGATGGTCAAGGCGCAGGACGATTACGCGGCAGACATCGAGAATGCCGAAACCGATGCCGAGGTTGCACGCATCAAAGCCAAGCACGCCGAGCGTCAAAAGGCGCTGGGCATCCACGAACAACTGACGCGCGAGCGTCATGGAGCATGACCATGTCTGATACGAACGACGCCATCCGTTCCACGCTGGTCAAGGGCTTGATGTCGCCCTTGGTCGGCTTGGCTTTCTGCGCCGGGTTCATCGCCGGCTATCTCACCAAGGCCGTCGTCGGGTCCTAAGTGCTCGGGTTGCTGCCCGTTCGCACGTCGCGCGCCGATGTGGTGCGGCTGTCCACCGTCGTTGCGGCGGTGGATCCGAGCATCATTGACGACGCTGACGACGGCTACCGGATCGGGCAGCGGTGGGTGAACAGTCTGACGCTGGCGACCTGGACGCTGGTCGACGCCACGCCTGGCGCAGCGGTATGGGCGCAGGAGGACGGCGGTGGCGGTAGCGTGCCGGGGGCGCTGGGTGGCGACCTGGGAGGGACCACGGCAGTCGGTTACGTCAAGGTCGTGCGCGGGGTGAGCGGAACGCTGACCTACACCGGGGATCGACTGACCGGGGTAAGCACGGCGCTGGGGACCAAGACCCTGTCCTACAATCCTGACGGCACCCTGGCGGCGATCGCTGGCACGGGAAACTACCGCAGCAAGGCGTTTGCCTACACCGATGGCCGCCTGACCGGCGTGACGGTGAGCTGACATGGCCACCTACACATCGACGGGATCGGGGCTGTGGTCGGCCGGCGCGACCTGGGTCGGGGGCGTCAAGCCGCCGTCAGCAGGCGGGCACAAGATCGTCATCGCGTCCGGGCACGTCGTAACTTTTGACGAGGCGGCCGGCACCTACGGCGACGATTCCAGCACGGGCATCACGATCAGCGGGACGCTCAAGGCGTCGCGGACTGCGACCACGGCACTCACGGTGCGCGGCGACCTCTACGTCGCCGCCGGCGGGACGCTCGACTACGGGACCGAGGCAGACCCGATCCCGGCCGCCTATACCGCCGTCATCGTCCTGAACGACTCGGCCAGCCCGGCGCACAACAAGTGGGGGCTGCGCACGGACGAGACGGGGAATTGGGCTGGGGTGCGCCTGTGGGGCGCGAGCAAGACGGCGCTGACCACGATCCCCGGCGGGGCCGGCGCGTCGGATACCGATATCACGGTGGCCGATGCGACGGGTTGGGAGATCGGGGACATCCTGGTGTTCGACTGTTCGGTGGCGCAGAATGCCGAATATGGCCATCGTTACCGGGCGATCACCGACATCAGCGGCAACGTCGTCACTATCGGTGCAAACCTCGGCTATGCCTCGCAGGCCGGGCGATGCGTCGCCAACCTGACGCGCAATGTGCGGATCAACGGTGCGAACGCGGCGACCTACCGGACGCATGTCGCACTTCGGGTTGTGAGCACATTTACGACGGTGGACGCCATCGAGATCGGGCCGTGCGAAATCGTCTGCACCGGAGGGCATTCCAGCAATACCTACCAGCACAGCGGCCTGAATCTGAATTGGGCGAGCGCGACGTTGACCACGGATGTGGTGAAGAAGATCGACGGCCTGGTGGTGCATGATGTCGTGAGCGTGTCTGGCTCCACGGTGACCTCGACCGCATCCGGTGGAAACGGAGTCACCGACTACGGGCACCAGGCCTACGCCGTCACCATCAGCAACCTCCTGATCAGCTTCAGCACGCAGGCGCGCAATGGCGTGTTTGCCTATGCTGGCGCGTTGATGCACTACGAGAATCCCACCATCCTGCGCTGCGCGTATGCGTTCAATTCCGGCTATTCGCAGGGCGCAGTCGGTTGCACGGTTACCGGCGGACGCGCCTCGGGCATGTATGGTCCGATGTCCGGTTACGGCATTTCCTTCGCCGTGACCGACACGGTGTTTGATTTCATGCTGCGCTACACGGCCGCCGCGCTGAGCGCGTGGGGGTCATTGTCGTTCCTGCGCGTGGCGTTCGGTGCGGTACTGACGCCAAGCAATCCGTTTCCGCTGCAAAACGGAGCGCAGGTTCCGGCAACCTTCGACGCTTGCACCTTCGCTGCGCTGCCCGTGGCGGCGCGAACGAGCGCCTATCTGGACGCGGTGACGCCAAACACCTTCCTGCGCCTGAGAAACGCGAACAACGACCCGTCGCTGCAATTCCAGTACGATCGCGCGGGCGAGAAGACCCGCGATAATGCGACCTTCCATCGCGGGGTTGCAGCGGTGCGGTGTGATGCCTGGTACGCGGCGAATCCGCAGACGGTGGAACGCACCTTCCCGGCTGCCGCCGGGCAGACCTTGATCGTCGTCGGATACGTGCGCTTCAACGCTGATTTCGGAACAGCTACGCCGCCGACTGTGACCATCAGCGGCCTGGGCATCACGCCGGAAGTATTCGCCGCGCCGGCCGTGGCCGATGCCTGGCACAAGTTCACGTTGACGGTGACCAATCCGCAGGCGTATGCCGGCGAGTTCACGATCACCGCCAGCGGACAGTCGGCGGCCGACGACACCGGGGCCTATTTCTGGCTAGACGGCATCCCGATCACAGATTGGGTGCCGAGCGTGCGCCATTACGGCTACCAGTTCGATGCCAATGTGCATCGGACCGCCGATGCCTTCGTGAGCGAGACGGATGAGGCTGCCGTGGCGGCCTACGCGAGCATCGGCACGCTCGACGCGCTGCATGATCGCCTGTACCTGTGGGTCTGCGAGCATCCGGGCGACGCGGTGTTCTTCGAGCGCGTGGGATCCGTTCTCGACCTGGGCGAGCACGATCTGGTGGTCGATGCCGAGGCGGCGACGCCCTTCGCCATCGTCGGCACGACCATCACCATCAAGGCCGATACGCTGCTGGCTGGATCGGTCTTCGCGCAGGTGACGACGACCGGCGACATCACCTTCGCCAACGGTGCTGCGGCAGGTCCGGCCTTGATCTACAGCGACGCCAGCGGCACCAGCGTCCCGCTGGCGGTAACCGGCGTGCGCAGCGGGACCAAGGTGCGCGTCACCCGCACCGACACCGCTGCCGAGTTGGCGATCGGTACGGCCGGGGCGACGGGATTCGTGACGCGCCTCACCTGGACGGCGGACATCCCGGTGCGCGCGGACACCGCCTATACCAGCGGACTCGACTGCGAGGATGAGGCGAGCGCGCTGGGCACGCTGACGGCCACCGGAGCCACGTTGTCGGTCGTGCAGACACCCTGCGCGATCTACGAGGCGGCTGGGATCGATGGCAGCGCCGTGACCGGACTGACGTTGGACGCCCCCAACATCGAGGTCGATGCCGACGAGGCCGACAATGCCATGACGGTGCAGGAGCTGTTCGCATGGTACAAGTACACGCTGATGTCGGACGCCGGGATCAGGACGATCTTCGGCGCGATCACGGCCGAGAACGCGCATAAGTACCGGATCAATGCCAGCGTCATCCCGCTGAAGATCGACCAGAAGGACGCGGTCAACGCGCTGGTCCTGTCGGGCGGCATGATCTATCGGGATGATGGCATTTCGGTGCGCCTGGCCGGGTCCGGGGTGATCGAATATGTGGTAAACGATGTGTACGAATCGTCGGCGGCGGAGGGCGGATTGGCCGCCATCAAGGCCGAAACCGCCCTTATTCCCGCGTTGATCTAGGAGGTTCCATGAGTTTCTTCGATCTATTCGCCCGCAAAGCTGACGGCCCGGTGTGGACCGTTGATGCGGCGGACGTGCGCGAGATTGGGCACGGCGCGGATGGCCTGTGGCGCTACGAGGTGGTGTGGCGCAAGGGGCCGCAGACCATGACCGGGACCTACGCCTTCCCGTCCAAGAAGAAACTGGCCAAGGTCTTGAAGCTGGCGCAGAGCGAGTGCTGAGATGAGCCGGCCACCGATTGCCGCCGTCACCCTGACGACCGACAACCTGCGGGTGCGGATCACGATCCCGGCGGCAGGAGGGAAGCTGATCGACTTGATCATGCGGGCCGTCGACGCCCCGCGCGAGCCGTTGGCCATCAAGATCCTCGGCCGCCTGCCGGACTTTACCGAGCGCGGGCGCTTCATCGTGGCCGATCCACGTCCTGGAGCGGCGATTCAGGCAGCCGACTACACCACGCACGGCGAGGCGGTGGAGGTGGGCGAGGACTACACCAACCCGTCAGCCGGCGATCTGGACAGCTACCTGAAGGCCACTGACGGCAGCGACATCACGGCGGTGGCCATCCTGTTCTGGTGAGTCCGAAGCCTGGTGTGGAAACCAGAGGTCTTTGTGTTTAGGTGGCGGCTGATATGGCCGACATCGCCGTTGTCTGCGCTGGACCGTCCGTCCTGACCACCTGGCCGGGGCACGAAAAGAGCCACGACGTCAACGTGGCGGTGAACACCGCCAGCGACTATGTGCCGGACGACGTGCTGCATTGGTGGGCGGCCGGCGATCTCCTGAACATGCCAGCGCATGAGCTTCCATCTGTCATCAAGCGATTCCCGGCGCATCCGCAGTTTGGCGTGCTGATCAATCGTGGGACTCCGCTGCCGCCTGGGCTTGCGCACTGCCTGGTGCATTGCATCCAGGACCACTGGCCGCTGCTGGAGTTCCGGCGGCGCACGTTCACGGGGCCGTCAGCTTGCCATTTCGTGGCGTCGGTGCTGAAGCCAGACCGCATCACTGTGTATGGATGCGATTGTAATGGCGACGTGCATGCAAATGGCGTTCCAACCGGTGACACAAGCGAGCGATGGCCCATTGAGGCAACGGCCTGGTGCCGGGTGATCGACACCTACCCAGGCATCACTTTCAACCTCGTTGGTCACGATGGGCATTTGCACCTGCGCCGCATTTCCGAGCAATTCCCGGCTATCGCAGAACGCATGCTATCGCACCGGCCTCGTGCCATGGCGGATATGCTGGCTGGAGTTCCTGATCCAGAAGATGTCCAGGTGACCCAGCTTCCCGAGCCTGAGCCGGAACGGGTGTGGATCAAGGGCAACTACGTTCCCGTGGCCCAGGCCATGCAGTGGAGGATGTGATGGAGTTCGCCACGACCATGCCGTCACCGGCTCCGCTGCACCTACAACCGGCTTTGTCGGCCCAAACCGAGGTGGAAGCGGTAGCCGTCGAGGTGCCAGCCGAGAACAACATCCGGCACGGCAAGCCGCATGAGCAACAACTGATCAAGAAGTGGATCGTGCAGGCGCAGGTTCCGTCCTGGCTGAAGGACGCTTATGACCAGTGGGAGCGCGACCGGCAGTACCTGCACACCAAGGTTTTCAAGTCCGACGATCCGCGCGCCATGACCGTGAACCTGGCGGCACGGGCGGTGCAACAGAAATGCACCAAGATCAGCCCGAATGATGCCGATGTGAGCGTGCGCCATGAGCGCGGTGTGGGCTGCATTGCCGACGTGCGCCGGGATGCGATCCGAGAGGCCAATGCGATATTCAAGGCCAACGGCATCCCGGTCCAGGCCCAGGCTCTGGTCATGGCCGCCGAGCAGGCCGAGCAGAGCTTCCGCGAGGAGCTGGAGGCCAAGGAACGCTTTGCGCAGACCAGCGAGGCGTTGGTCAAGAAGCTGTGGAACGAAGCCTGTGGCACCGAGACGGCGCAGACCTTCGCCATGCAGGCGATGACCGTTGGCCCGGCGTGGCTGAAGATCGGCTGGCAGCGGGACTACGGGCGCGACAGCCTAGGCCGCAGCCGCAACGATGACGTCCAGGATCAGATCGCCCTGCTGACGCTACGCGCAAGCGAGTACGCCAATGGGCAGTTCACCCAGGACGATCCGCGCTTTGGCGAGCTGATCCGGCTGAGCGACTACGCGCGCCAGGTCGGGCGCAGCGTGGCGTCTGGCGAGACGGATCCTGGCAAGCGCATCCCGTTCGTCGCCTGGAAGCAGATTGCGGATACGCGCGATGGCGAGCCGGCTCCGGCCGCATGGCTGCCCGAGCCGCAGGTGTGGCAGGGGGCGACGGTGGACACGGTGCGTCCGGAGGCGTTGCGCTGGGACTGGCGCGTGCCGTTCGAGCGATGGCACGAAAGCCCGTGGGTGATGGAACAGAACCTGATGGACGTGGACGAGTGCGCGGCCCGCTACGGCCTGAGTCCGGCGGAACGCGATCTGTTGGGCGGCAAGTGCCAAGACATCGCGGAAATCAGGCGCGGCGTGAATACGCCCGGAACGCAGGGTGAGCAGGCCGACCCGTCGCGCAGCACCTACGAGGACACGGTGCAGCGTGGACAGGTCGTGGTGTGGGAACGCTGGGACCGCCAGTTGCACCGCCACTGCATCTTTGTGGAAGGGCTGGACTTCTTCCTGCTGGACGAGAGTCCGCGCCTGAAGGCCCCGGGGTTCTACCCCTACGTTCCGATCGGCTTCAACACCTTCGACGGCGCGCATCTGCCGCTGTCGGATGTGACCTTCCTGCGCAAGGTGCAGGACGCGATCAACCAGCGCCTGACTGACGCCGAGGAAAGCCTGTGGGCTTCGATGAAGCGTTACATCGTCAAGAAGGACGCCTTCAAGGACGGCGAGATTGCCAAGCTGCGCAGCGCGGTGCCGCATGACGTGATCGAGGTGAAGAGCCCCGAGGAAATCGCCAAGACCTTCCAGGAAATCGCGTCGGACGACTGGAATCCGAACAAATATAACCTCGACCAACTGTTCCGCCTGTTCGAGCTGGTCAGCGGCATGAGCATCAGCGAGCTGGGCGTCGTCGGCCAGGCCGAGTTCGCCACGGAAGCCGCCATCGCCAATGCGTCGAGCCAGGCCAACAACAACCGGCATGCCAACGTCATGGCCAAGGCCCTGACCAGGGCAATGACCATCATCCACCACTATGCGGTCACGTCTTACTCCGAGGTCGTGGTCAAGGGCATGGTTGGCCGCGCAGCCTACTGGCCGCAGCCGCCCACGCGCATGGATCTGATCCGCGCCATGGGCATCAAGGTCCAGGCGGCCGGAAGCTCACAGGCAGCCCGCAGCCAGGCAGGGACGCAGTTCCGCGACACGATCAGCGCGGTCAACGGCATCCTCGATCTGCGCGCCAAGGCCCTGATGCAGGGCGCGACGTTCAATGCCGATCCGCTGCTGACGGCGGCCTTCCGCACCATCGACACCGACACGCCCGTGCGCGAGATCCTGAGTTTCGCCAATGCGGCCCCGCAGATGGCCGGGCCGACCGGCGGACCGCCGATGCGGCTACCTGGCCCTGGCGCTGCGCCCGGTGTCGATCCCAACGCTCCACAGCCTGCCATTCCGGCAGGCGTAGGACCCCAACCTCAACCCATGCCTTGAGGACAGACCAATGACGGATAGCATTCCCACCAGCCCTCCCGCAGGCTCGCCGCCGGCTCCCACGGCACCGAGCGATCCGGTAGGGTCCGCGCCGCCCGCGACCAGCGTGGCGTCCGGAGCGCCGCCCGCGACCAGCGGGGACACGCCGGCATCAGGGACTTCGGCACCGACTGCCACACCCACGACTTCGGCCGCCGATCAGGCGCTCGATGCTCTGCTGGCAGAAGCCGCTGTACCGACCACACCCGCCCAACCGGCTGCACCTCCACCGGCCCCAAGCCCGGAGAACGCTGCACCGGCCGCGCCGCCGACCCCGCCCGCTGATCCGCCCCCTGCTGCTCAGACTGAGCCGCCGGCAACGGAACATGAGGACGAGGAACCGAGCCCGGCCGAGGTCCAGTCCAACCATGTCCCGCTGAAGAAACTGACGCGCGCCCTGAGTTCGCGTCGGGAGATCAAGCAGGACCTGGAGAAGACGAAGACCGAGTTGGCGCAGGAGCGCGCCCTGACGGATCAGGTTCTGGCCACCTTCAACGCCGCCGGTGTTGATGCGCCGAACCTCAAGCCGTTCCTCGCCGCCCTGGCCAACGCCCGCAGTGACGATGCTGCCCGGCAGACCGTCGCCCGCTTCCTGGGGATCAACACCCAGGCGGCACCAGCGCAGGCCACTGCCGTGCAGATCGACATGGCGAAGCTGAACACGGCTTTGGAAGCCTACGATGTCGATGCGATAAAATCGCTGCTGACGTCTTCTGGTGTCCTGCCGAATCCAGCCCAGCCGCCTCCGACGCCGCCCGCCGCCCCGGTTCAGCCACCCGCCCCGCCTGCCCAGCCGCCGCGCCGAGCCGATCCGGCCGCGCCAAACCTGCTGGTCCAGACCGTGGCGACGATGGGACAGACCTTGCGAGCGCAGTACGGCCCGCAGGAGGCGAAACGCCTGGCCGACCTGATCGACGCGGAAGCCAAGACCAGGATCACGGACATGGAAAGCCTCAGGGTGAAGGTGGATGTCGATGCAGCCGCCGAGGTCTGGAAGCGTGCTTTGGAGACGGTGATCAAGGCTGAGGCCCATCGCCGCGCTGTTCCCGCCACCCCGCCGACCGCACCTCCGCAGCCGGCACCAGTCCAGAATACCCTGCGACCGCAAGCCCCGCCTACGCCAACCGCACAACCACGATCTGCCGATGAGCAGTTCAACGAGTTGGTCGGGGCGAGTCGCTAAATCAATCCTACTCAGTAGGTTACGAAAGATCATATGCCCGCAGTCATCGGTTCCAATCTCGCCGCCCGTATCGCTGGCCTTGCCCGCCAGAAGGTTCTGGAAGGCGTGGCCAAATCCGGCCGCAATCCCCGTCCCCTGCTCGATTTCGCCCTGTCGCGCAAGCGCACTGGCCAGTTCACCGGCAACGGTGTGATGGTCGGCATCAAGGAAGTCGCGCACAACATCGCGGCGCAGACCTGGAGTGGTGACGTCACCCTTCAGGATCCCGCCGAAGTCCAGAACATGCTGATGGCCGAGTTCAAGCCGTCCAACATGTTCGCCAACATGAAGTGGGGCTTTGACGACCTGCGCAAGGCGTCGGGCGTCACCATCATCCCCAACGACAATGGCGCGATGAGCGCCGATGCGCGGCAGTTCGCCCGCGATCCGTCGTCCGAGCGCGTGCTCTACAACCGGCTGACCGAGGACATGGAGTCCTTCGAAGACCGGACCCAGCAACTGATCGACCTGGCCTTGCACCGGCCCGGCACCGCGAGCACCGATGACCTGACCGGGCTGTTCTCGCTGCTGCCGCTGAACAACGCCGGCACCTTCGCCGGCCTGTCCCGCGAGCTGAACCCGAGCTGCCAGCATGTGGTGTTCGCTGGCGCGATCATCGAGCAGGCCGGCATCCCGTGGATGGGTGCGCGCGGCACGACCGGCGCATCCGGCACGCTGATTGCGCAGTTGGAGAAGTTCATCCGCACCCTGCGCAACCAGGCGTACATGAGCGGCCTGCCGCGCGGCAAGTGGAAGATGATCGGCGGGTCGGGGTTCTTCGACAAGTTCAAGGCGCAGGCCCGACTGGAGAACCTCCAGTTCAACCTGAATGCCGACGCGAAGAACAGCATGGTCAACATCCTGCTGACCGATGAGCGCCTGGGGCTCAACGGCGACGACATGCAGATGGTGCTGGACTACACCCTGGACGCGATGGACACCGACTACTCGTCCGAGATCGGCCTGGCCCCGAGCCAGCTCACGCTGACCTTCAGCGGTGGAACTGGCGGGACCCGCGCGCCCAAGGCGTTCGCCAACGTCACGGCTGGTGTGATCACCAGCGTTACCGTGGTCGATCGCGGCGCGGGCTACACCGCCACGCCGAGCATCGCCATCGGCAACGGCGGCAGCGGCAGCGGCGGCAGCATCACCTGCACCGTGTTCAGCGCCACGACTGGTGTGGGCAAGACCCAGGTCGATGCCGACGACGTGCGTATCGGCCAGCTCGCCACCGTGACGATCGCCAATGGCGGCACTGGCTACCCGACGACCGCCCTGGCGGCCCCGGCGACCAACCGCCTGATCGCGCTCTACGAGCCGGCGTGGGAGTACCATGTGCAGGAAGGTCTGGACAACCTCATGTCCATCCCGGCCGACAACCCGCGTGCTCGCCGTCTGGAGCAACAGTGGGATCATAGCCACGCGCTGATCAACCGGGCTCCCCGGTGCAGCGGCGTGTTCGTGGCCGACTGAACCATGGCCGGGGTCCATGCCCCCGGCCTTCCGATCCTGTTTCCCCCTCTGCCGGTGACTGGCATGGAGTCCCGGCAGGGGGCGGAGACTTTCGATTCCAACCCGAGGACCCCATGCCTGACCTCAAACCCCACCGCCTTTACGGCATCACCATCAAAGACTCCACCACCAAGCAGGTGTGCGTTCCCGAATACGAGATCGGGATCGTCAAAGCCGCTTGGCGTGGCAAGGAGATCGACATCACCGAAACCGCCGACACCCGCGAGGTGCTGACGGATTCCCGAATCGTGTTCAACGACCTGCTGCGGCGTTACAGCGCCAAGGCCGTGGCGCAGTTCTACCCCGGGCCGGAACGCCTGGAGCAGGACATGCAGGCCAGCGCGGACAAGACCGCCGCCTACCTGGCCAAGATCAATGCCGAGGCTGCCCGGCGCGCGTCGAACAAAGACGGCAAGGCGGCCTAAATGCCTGCCCCCGCGTCCATGACCTTGGAGGATGCCGTCACCGAGGTGCTGGCCCGCATCGGCCAGTTGGACGACGGGGTGGCAAATCCTCTGCTGGCGGCCGAGGCCGTGTACCACATCAACGCCGCGCAGCGGAAGCTGATCGTGGAGCACGGCCTGGCCACGCAGCGGCGGCGCAGCCTGATCACGGTGGCCGGCGGACAACGCTACGTCGATCTGCCGGCCGATGCCCGCCAGGGCCAGATTCGCAGCGCCGTATGGGTGCAGGATGAAACCCGCATTCCCTTGGTGTGTGGCGTGCCGGACGCCGCCCGCGAGGACCCCGGCGATCCGGCGTGGTACGATCTGACGCCCAGCGTCGGCATCACCGCCGTGGCGATCAGCGCGGCTGGCACCGGATACAGTGACGGAAACGCCACGGTATCAGGCGGCACGCGCCTGGCAGATGGGCACGATCCGACCGTGGCCCTGGTGACGGCGGCCGGCGTTGTGACCGGGGCGACGATCACCAACAGCGGCAGCCAGTGGACGGAGGCCCCGACCCTGACCCCGTTGGGCGGCGGGTCGAGCGCGGTCCTGGCGGTTATGCTGGGCAACGTGCTGCTGCTGGAGCTTGGCCCCGCGCCTGATGATGCCGGTACTCTGGAGATCGAATACCAGGCCGGCGTGGTCAAGCTGGTGGACGATGGCGATCTGCTGGCGCTGGACCCGGAGGCGGTCATTGGCCGCGCCGCGACCTTGCTGGCGATCACCAAGGGCCTGCCCAGCAAGCAGGACATCGAGCGCGACTTCGTGGCCTACATGCAGAGCTTCCGCACGCAGCAATCGCCAGGTCGTAGTTTCAGCCTGGTGCCGCAGGGGGCCTATGTGGGCGGACGACAGGATCTGCCGCGTCTGGACGCGCGGAGGGCCTGATGGCCACCCGCGAGCTTGGCCCGTTCCGTGGCATCGACGCGCGACCCGGCGCAGCCGACCAGGCCGGTGGCCTGCTTGATGGCCTGAATGTGATTGTGGGCGCAGACGGCGGCCTGGTGCGCCGCCCGGCCCTGACCTTCCGCGCCACGCTGCCGTCCGATTCCAAGGGCATCTACGCGGTTGGCGACCAGTTGCGCACTATCGCCCCCCACGACACCGGGGACGAGACGACCGACGATGGCCTGGCCCCGATCATCTACGTGGACTACATCACCGATCCAGACCCGCGCACGCTGGACGATCTGCTGGGCGTGGCGCAGGGATCTGATGGGCGCACGGTGGCGTTGCTGCGCTACGACAACGAGGCGACGGCCCTGCATCGCTGCCCTGATGTCGGTACGGTTCCGGGATCGGCCACCCTGGTCAGTGGGCTTGGCTTCACGCCGGACTTCAGCCTCATGCGCGCCGCCGGACGCGCGTGGGTGCTGGACGCCGCCCTGCGCTTCCTGCGCCACAGCGCCTTGGACAGCGCAACGCCAGAGAAGCTGATCGACTTCACCAGCGACATCGATCTGAGCGGCGGGGCCGGGGCGCTGGAAGTGAGCCAGTTCGCCACAGGCGTTGGAGCACCGCAGGGCCTGGGCCTGTTCGGCGAGCGCATGGTCGTGTTCTACCGCAGTGCCGTGCTGATCTACCGCATCGACGTTGACAAGTTCCGCTTCTTCCTGGAGCAGCAACTGACCGGCCCGGGGTGCAGCGCCCCGCGCAGCGTGGTCGAGCTGGGGGCGGATACGATCTTCCTGTCGGATGCCGGCGTGCGCGTGCTGTCCACCGTCACGCAGACGCTGGACGCGCGCGAGGACGCGATCGGCGGGCGCATCGACCATCTGGCCAAGGGCTATGCTGCCGATCTGAGCATTACGCCGGTTGGCCACTACGCCCGCCGCCTGGGCTGCTACCTACTGGCATTCGGCCAGGACGTGCTGTGCCTGGGCATTCTGCCCGGCAGCCGGATCCTGGGCTGGACGCGCTGGCGGCTGCCGGTGGCGGTCGATGCGTGGGCCGATTCCGGCGGCATGACGTGGATGCGCAGCGCCAACACCCTGTACGCCTTCGATGACGCCGAGAACAGCGACGAGCCGACCGAAGGCGGCTACGTGGATGTTCCGGTGCTGGTCGAGACGTTGCCCTACCGTGGAACTAAGCAGTCCATCGCCCGCGCGGTCAGTGCAGCCTCGACTGAGCCGGTGCGCGTTCAGGTCATCGCAGATGGCCGTCCTGGTGTGGATATCAGCGGCGTTCCGATTGGACTGCCCATCACCTTGCCAGCGCGTGCGCCTGAACCGGCGCGGGCGGTGGTCGGCAAGCTGGGAAGGACCTTCGCCGTGCGCGTGTACGATGCCGCAGCGCAGTCCGGATGGCGGCTCGACAACCTCTGGATCGAGGTTGAGGGGGTACGCTGATGGACTACTACGAGAAGGCCGCGCTGCTGGATTTCGTCGCCTCCGTCGTGTGGCCGACGCGCACCGTGCGCGTGGTCACCAACCCCG